CAACCCGCGAACCGCCCCCGCAGTATACGTGACACCCGCCGTCACACCAAGCACAGCAACAAACGTTTGAATAAAAGTTTTCAGGGCACGCTCAAACAAGCCCAACCAAAACTGTTTACCCACAACAAACCACCATCACTTTTTCAAACCGTTAACAGCAGACTCAAGCCTGTCAATACGGCTACGACACTCCAGCACGTAATACCAGACACTCCACAAAGCGTCTTTTGTGCGCCACAGCTTCCCGGTCACCGGATTCTTCACCCACGACAGGGCATCAACACGTTTACCCAAGTCACCATTCTGTACCTGTACCACACCAACATCATGGTGCAGCTTATTCACCGAACCAGTAAGCTGAGCAGACAATTGTTTAATCTGATCATGCAAGGCTTTCACATCAGCCACAGTTAACTCCCCACTCTCATCTTTGCCGTTGACTACGGCCATAAACCTGTCCCACGGAAACCATGGCCCCGGATCATCGTGATCCGACTGATGCCACGCATCCGTCACATCCACATGCCCGCAGATGCCTCGCCTGCCAGCCTTCAAATCGGCCACAGACAGTTTCCTTTTCGGAACACCATGCTTGTCACACAAACGTCTACACAGGATGGCGGCACGCTCAACCGCAGGCCACACCCGCGGATCAAGCCACTGCTCCCGAGTGTAAGCATGCCCCGGCACCCGGAACGAGGCGTGCGAACCCCCATCCGCGCAAATCTCTATACCCAAACTATGCGGATTCGGCGGGGCATGCCACCCAATCGTAGACTCCGACAAGCACTGCACCGTCTCCGAAATATCGCACACATAATGCGCCGAACCACCCGATGATGGGGACGCGAAATAGTTCGCTGTAGAAACCGCCCGCCCTTTACGCGATGCGGACGGAAACCCCACATCCGGGCACGTCGCATGAATCACAACCCTATTCACCGGACTATTCGAACCGCTCGAGTGATGCGCCGCAGGAATAAACCTCACAACATGTCACCACCAAACACTACCATCACAGCCACTCCTTTCTATTTGTGGGATGACACGGTAACCACCGGCGATGGTTTCACACCCTGGCAGGCCACCGAGCCCGATATTGTAGAAGCCACACCGTCACTATATTTCACAACCAGGCGACCCCCGGAACAGTACACAGACACCACCGAGCGCCCATCTTTACCATCCTTGCCATCGGATCCGTTCGCACCGGCGGGGCCGCGCTCACCCCGTTCACCCTGTGCACCTTGCGGGCCGGCAGGACCTGAAGGGCCCACATCACCGCGCTCACCGGCCGAACCATCCCGACCATCAGCGCCATCCTTGCCGTTCACACCGTCAGCACCTGCACGGCCCGGAACACCATCATGGCCATCCAATCCATTCGCACCAGGCAACCCGTCAGGACCTTTCACACCATTCAAACCGGGAGAACCCTGCGGACCAACAGGGCCAACCAGCCCAGCCGAACCATTAACACCATCCCGGCCGTCAGCACCTGCAGGGCCTTGCGGACCACGTACACCGGCCGGGCCAGGCACACCCTGCACGCTACGCTCAACACGCTGAGCATCCACACACAAACCAGACTGGTGAAGCCGCGCAGACTCCTGCCCACCCGAAGCACACACCCGCTTCACACGGGCAGCCAACCCTTTAGCCGCTGTACCATTAGACTGGGCCCTCGCCTGCTCCGAATCCCGCTCAGAGGATACAGCCCCGAAACGCAAAGCACCCACAGCAACCACCGCCAACAGCACAAGCGACAGGAACAACAGTATCAGGGAAGCTTTCTCAAAATTGCGGCGCTGCCGCTTCTCTTCCTCCAACTCCCTCACAATTCACCCCCCACCACCATCAACAGTATCCTTCAAAAACTCGGGCAAATCAGGCATTTTTATAGGCTCAACATTCTCAGGCAAATTCGCGTTATAGCGATGAACAATATGGCGAATATTCCATGTGTATTCTTCCATCGCATCAACCTGCGCAGACAACTGCCTAAGCCTCTTCTTCGACCTGTAAGTAACCGCCTGGATCGAACCAAGGACAGTAGCGATAGCGGTACAAAGAGAGGCTACGAGTGTGGGTGTAAGCCATGACACTACAGCCCCCTACCACTACAACCGCCACAACACGTCACATATACGCAGGCTGCGCATTACACGCCGACAGCAATCCAGCTAGCAACCGCAGGCACACCCTTCGGCTTAGAACCATCATTCGTAATAAACGCCAAACCAAAATCCTTGGTAGTGATATTGTAGGCTTTCACATCAATCTGTTGCGTGCCCCCAGCCGCCGTGCTCATAGACGCCACCACAACAGGCGCACTACTAAACGGGCGCTCAAACGGGATCGTGTAAGCATACACAGCAGATCCGCCAAACATGATCGACTTCGAACCCGTCTCAATCCTGGGAGACAGTAGCATCCAATCACCCGAATGGTTAGCCCACACAGCCCCAGAAGGAACCATCACACGGTCACCCTCCATGGGGGTAGGATCACACGCAGCAGACTCGCCAAACGCCACACGGGCCGCCACGGCACGCCTATCCAGCTGCTGCTGCAACCCGTTAGACGACAACACCAACGTAGCCAACAATTGCTGATGGTACACGCCAGGCTCAGCCCTTAACACGTCACGGGCACGCTCCGCACGGCCACCCTGAACAATCTCCAACCTGGCTGTGTTCTGCTCCCAATCCCGAGACAACACCACATAGTCGTATCGGGTCTCACCAGGACCAGGCAGCTGCCCCGTCACCGTCTCAACACTATTCGACGTGCACATCACCCCGTGAGCCCAAGCCTGCCCCGGCAGGACCTCACACAACACTGTGGCACCCTGAATAGTCGTACCGACACGAAAATCGTCCGGGCCCTTCACAGACGGCATATTACCCATCAGACCAGACATTTGAGCCCAATCATACTCGGTCAACACACCATCAAACCCTTTACACACAATACCCACAACAAACCCCCAATTCTTTTCTAAAATTTTTGCAACTCCCCCCCCCCCGCAGCCAACCCAGCCACACGCCGTGCTAGCAACGCCGACGGATTATCCTCATAATCCCCCGCAACAGGAGTCACCTTCGTCCAACCATCACCAGGCGAATCACACTCCACATCAATCTGCCGCACAATCTCCGCAATCGGGCCAGAACCCACATCAACATAAATCAAATCCCCAGGCATCAACCGGCCAGGCCCAAAACGCAACACATCCGATTCAGCCAACTCAATCTTAAACCCCGACGAAGCCCCCAACTCCCCCAACACCCGCTCAGCCTCATCAATAAGATGCACATGTTCAGAATCCGTGTTACGGGCATCCTTAAACACCTCTACACGATCAAACCACTCATCCTCGGCCATCGAATCAACATCCTCACAAAACAGCCGATCCTTACCCTCGCCGCGACCACCAACCACCACCGAAGTAGCCTTCGGGGCGTCACGCACATACTCCCACGACACAATCGAACCAGACTCGGCAGTCAACACATGACTACGGGTCACAGCCGGCACACAATCAAACAGTAAACCACGCTGATCAAACTTCGCATTCTCGAACTGGTTCACCGTGACAGTCATCCGAGCCCACGACAACACCGGCAACAACTTATCGGCAAACACGTGAAACCGCGCCTGAAAATCCTTAATATAGCGGCCACGACTCTTATCATCCACCATAAATATATCAGGCGGAAAACGCCAAGAATTATCCCTCAACGCCTGCTTAGCCACCGACTCAGCCGCACCCGAATAGTGGGCATAATCCCTGTCGGCACGCCACTCCATACCAACCAAACCAGGACGATAATTCACAGGCCACAACAGCATACGCCACAACAGGCGAATATCATCCTCACACGTGATAGTCACCCGCGAAGAACGCCACGGACCCACACCATGAACCTTACGCACAGGCCCAGAAAAAATCTGGCCACCACCATAATCAACAACCAGCCGTGCACCCGGCCTAGTCAACCCGTCAAGCCTAGAATGATCACCCGACACCACCAACTCCAGCGTCGACAAACCATTCCACTTCAACGACAACTTCAACGACTCAAAAAAATTGATAGGCGCCACACGACGATAATCCGGCGTAAACAATGTTATCTGCGGAACAAGACCAGCCATCAACTATTCACCAAGCCCTCAAAAACCTGTACTGCACCGACACAACAATGGCACCCAAACCAACCATCTCAATATTCACACTCTTAGAACCGCCAGGCGGGATAGGCGCAAACTCCCACTCTGTCAAACGATCCATAACATCCTCAAACCCGTTCAACAATGCAGACTGTTTACGAGGATCCGTATCAATAGTGATCCAATCAAACTCCTCAACAGGATAATCCGAAGACACACGCAAACCATCAATCTGCACAGACCACGACTCCAAAGGGCCCTCAACACGAATCACAGGCCACGCAGGCACATCACCCCTATTAGACAGATTATCCCAGCCCGACCCAACACCAGGCGTCAACACCACAGGAAACGCCGTGCCATCCTTGCCGACAGGGCCGCCACCCAGCCAATCCTGCAACTTCGCGTTACTAAAACGAAACTTCTGCTCATCCCCATACCAAAACGGGTCATAAGCTGTCAAATGCAACAAATAGCGCGCATAGCCACGATTCACCGGATCAACCGTAAACGTGTCATCCACCGAATCAAACCGACACTTCATCACACGCTCAACACCGGCAGGAGTCTTCACCGACAACTCCCCCTCCTCCCCGGGAGGAAACGCAGACCACAACTCGTCATACGCCTTCAAAAAACCGTCACGAAACCCGCCATCCGGATCCGGGTCAACCCCCGACACCAAAACCGGCAGCGTCACCTCGCGAGGCTTCACATTAAACCCGCGCCACTCCGAGCCGTGCACCCCAACATGAGTTTGAGAAAAATGCTCCACCTCAGGAACACCCAAACCGCGCAACGAATCATTCAACAACATGACAGGAGACGACCCCGTATAATCCGTCAAATGAAGCACACGCTCCGGAGCATTACCCACCAACGGAAACATAGTCCAATCCACAATCAAACCCGAACGATCAGACGGGTCAGGAAGAAACATGAACAACACCCCCAATCACACGTAAGCCAACGCGTTCAAAGCGTCACGCTGCTGCCGCTCAATCCGCTTCGCAAACTCGTTCGGATCACCATAAGTAGGCCCATTCACATTCACCACAACACTCTTATCATTCACACGCTGATACCTGCCATACGGGGTAAACGAGCCCACAGACGATCGCACACCAAACCGGGCATCAACCGCATCAGGCAGCCGACCAGCCACACCCGACATCGCATCCAACGCCAAACCAGCATTCCCAGTAATACCCTCAGCCAAACCGGCAACAACCTGCCGGCCAACCTGGTCACGAAACACCCGAGACGGGGAATGAATACCCAACACCGACTTCGCCGCATTAGCAACCTGAGAACCCATATTACGCACCGTATCCAACAGGCCACTCATAGCATTCCGGATACCATTACCCAAACCAGACACCACATCACGGCCAGCAGACACCAACAAGGACCCCATGTTACCCAGGGCGCCCCTAATATTGCTGGGCAGATTCCGGAAAAAACCTATCACACTATGCACACCACTAGACACAGCCGAGCCCATAGCGTGCATAGCCGAAGAAGCCGCACTCCGGGCACCATTAAACCCGCGCACAGCACCACTACGAACCCTAGACGCCATCGAACTGAAAAACCCGCCAACAGCAGACGCCACCGAAGACACAACACTCCGGATAGCATTCATCGCAGAAGAAACAGCGCCACGGGCCGCGTTAAAACCAGACCTCACATGAGAAGCAACAGAAGAACCCAGCCGGGCAAAAAACCCCACAACCACGTTCACGCCGCCCAAAATCACCGACTTGAAACCGTTAATAAACGCAGACGTAAACGCTCTAATATGATTCCAGCCATTCAAGATGGCCGTACCCATAGACCTCACGCCCGACACTAAATGATTCACAACCCATGAGATGACACGGGTGACAGTCCCAATAATCCGGGCTGCAGCAGACACAATAGCACCAAGAATACGTGCAACAAACCCGATCACAGCTGTCACAATCGGCATCACAACCGGAATAATGCGGGCCACCACCTGCAACACAACCGAAACAACCTGCACCACCACACGCATAATCGACATGATGACTGGTATCAGCGACCGGATCAGGCCGATAATCGGTGGCAGCACAGACATGACCGCACCCAAAATCTGCTGAATCACCGGCATCAACACCGGCACCAACTGCATGACCACGCCAACAACCTGACGTATCACAGCCACAACAGCCTGCAACACCGGCATAAGCGCCGGCAACAACATGGCAGCAACCTGCGTCACCGCACCAATAATCTGCGTGATCACAGGAACCAGCCGGGCGACAAGCATACCAATCACAGGCACAAGCTGGGCCGCTAGCCCGGCAACCAAACCGATAATCTGGCCAAACACTGGCGCCAACCGTGCCACCAAACCAGCAATTAGACCAAACACAGGCTGAATAGCGACCATGATCTGCCCCAACGCCTGACCAACCACAGCCACAAGCTGCATCACAGCGGCACGGAACTGGGCGTTCGTTGCAAACATGGCAGCAAACAGCCCGATCACAATACCAACAGGGCCACCCAGGGCGCGAAACACGCCGCCAAGACCGCCAGCGGCACCCTTCAAAGCACCAAACGACGGCAGTAGATTCTTCAACGACACCGCCAACGGGGCAAACCCGGCAACAAGCTTCCCAACACCGGCGGCAACAATACCGAACACTGCGGTGCCGCCAGCAAACATGGCAGCCAAATTCACCTTAGGAACAGGCAAATGCATTCTCGCAAAAATGCCCTTCAACTGCTCCACCTTGGCGCGCATCTGTGCATTCATTCGAGTGATCATAGCCGGCATCCGGTTAATCCACGCCAAAATAGACGGCATCATACGCTGAATACCAGCATCGACGGCAGCAAACATCGGCTTCACAGAATCCGTCACCGACTTGATAACCGGATTCAACGCAACAAAAATCTGCCGCAACCCGTTAAGAAACGGCGCCATAGCCGTAGCACCAAGATAGCCCAGGGCGCTCTTAACATTCTTCATAGCGCCCTCAAACGTCTTACCAGACGCCTGCGCAGCACCACCCATGCCAAGCTTCATCGCAGCCGCAAACGTGTTAAAATCAATCTGCCCCTTCGACACCATCTGCGACACCTCAGCAGACGTTTTACCAGTCTGCCTAGCCAACAGAGACAGCACAGGAACACCCGCCATCGAAAGAACAAACATGCCCTCGCCCTGCACCTAACCG